CTTAGACTGACCTAAAGACCAGCTAGCTATGGCCGTCAAAACTGCTGCTACCGCTGAACTGCAGTTTGGCGGCGCCGTGATCGGGAAGGTTCGAGACGTATCGCTGAACATCAGCCGCGACCCACTGGAAACCACCGGCATCGGGCAAACCGATCGCACCTATACCTATGGCATCCGCAGCACAAGCGGAAGCGGGACGCTGCTGTATGACTCCAGTGATACAGCAACCAGGAATGTGATGAACACGCTGCTGAGCGATTCTGAATCGCTTTCGCACGTCAAGCTGGTGCTCGACACCGCAACAACGCTCGGTACCATCGAGGGCGATGTTGTAGTGACTCAGGCCGGTGTCAGCGTCAGTGTTGGCGATCTGGTCAGCGTGCCCATCAGCTTCAACGTCAGCGGAAAACCCAGCGGTGGCTTCTGATGGCAGTTCTTGGCGTTGGTGGTGTCCTTGGTATCAGCCGGGCAATCCCGGAGCCGATTGCGCTGTCATCTGCTCGCATCAACACCGGCGGCGCCACGACAACGATCTCACTGACCAACCCTGGCTACTGGACTGGCGACAGGATCATCATCGCGTCGTCGCTTGGTGTGCCGTTTGATGTCAACGGCGATGGCTATGCCGACTGCCCAGATGGGCATGGCATCTATCGCGGCGGCATTTGGGATACCGGCATCAGCCGGGCTTTTTACGTTGGTGGCGATACAGACGCCAGCCCCTTTTACCGTCAATACACAGAGACCCTCAATCTGGTCACACAAGCCGGCGATCAGCTTGTAACCCAGAGCGGCGATGCACTGATCGGCTTGTCAGGTGCGGAGGGGCTTGAAGATTTCTACAACAATGCCGCCAATACCGGCCTTGCGACGCAGGCCGATGGCTACATGAGTCGCGATGAGCTGGATCGCATTCAGCTTTGGACTACAGAGGCGGCGGCACATTCTGCCTCTGGCACAGAGAAAGCTATCAGCAAGGTTAAGTGCGGCAACTTCATCGTCACCTACTACGACGATGCTGCGGAGTACACCGCAGCGATCGACACTGCGGCAACATCACTCAATGAGCTCACGCTGTTGCAATCTGAACAGTTGCTGGCGAGCGTGATCACGCTGCCTGCCGGATTCGCGGCATTGTGTGATGACGCCAACCGCAACTGGAAGATGCAGTGCGACCTTCAGGAATGGGTAATGTCGATCGACGCCACCAGCCTTGACACCACTGCGATCGGCGAAACCTTTGGTGAGCACGTAAAATCTTTGGTGCGTGGAGCTGGCACGCTTCAATTCCAAGCGGATCACCGTGCTCAGGAGGGTGAAGAAGACGGCCTAGCACTGTTGCGCCTTGTCTTGCTCACTCAAAACCACTGCAACACCAAAGCGCGTTTCCATCTTTACAAAAACCGCAATGCACCTAACCCCCAGATTGATGGTTCGGTTTACTACGAGTGCGACATTCTTCTCACAAATTCAAGGCTGAATACAAGAGCAGTCGATATTATTGCTGGCACTGCTGATTTCGTGGCAACATCTGAAATCAAGATCAAGGTTACCCCCGGCTAGACTCAGAGCACGTAGGACCAATGGAAGCCCGTGGCCAGCCTTGGATTTGCCGGTGACGGCGGCTCGCTGAGCGACATCAACGCAACCCAAGGCGAGTTCCGCGAGCAGATTGCGGCGCTGAATGACCTGGTGCGTCAGATCGCCGGCAATGCCGCTGTGTCTGCTGGTGATTCTGCGCAGGCTGATCCGCTCAACGCGCCATTCACCCTTTACGTCAATCCCTACACCGGCAGCGATGAGTTCGTCGGCGGTGCTTACAACACGTTTGAAGCTGGCGCCACGCAGCAGGAGATCATCGACTCCAAGCTGAAGCGCCTTGAAAAGCAGCGCCTCACCTGTGGTTTCACGCCGCAGCGTCCTTTCCGCACGATTAACCGTGCCGTCATCGAGGCGGCGATCATCACCAGTAAGGACTGGTACACGATCACCGACCCCGCAGCGCATGTTGACTGCGTGAGTATCGTGCTGGCTCCCGGCGTCCACACGCTTTACAACGACCCCGGCAGCGGTAGCACCAGCCTCACAAGCTGGGGGACATCCAAGACCCCGACCACTGCCGAGCTGATTCAGTTCAACCCGGCCACGGTCGGCGGTGTGCTGCTGCCACGCGGTTGCTCCCTGTGCGGCGCTGATCTGCGCAAGGTCACCATCCGCCCCAACTGGGTGCCGGATACCGCAGACGAAGAGGCTGATTACAGCAATCGCCGCGAGATGCTGAAGATCACCGGCACCGGCTACTTCTTCGGCTTCACCATCATGGACAAGGTGGGCGAAGAACGCAGCCACCACCTGCTGTCCGCTTTTGGCTTCGCCAGCAAAGCTGAGCTCGATGCCTTCTATGCCAAGACCTTTAGCGCTGTCGGCGATGGCGCTGACCTGGCTTCTGCGCTGACCGTTACGCGCGGCACTGAGTATCAGATCGTCGGCCCGATCGACCAGACCCAATCGCCTGTGCCGGCTTGGGACACCACCAGCAGCGCATCGCCTTACATCTTCAACTGCTCGGTCCGCTCCAATTACGGCTTGGGTGGCGCGTGGATGGATGGCGCCAAGGTAAGCGGCCTGCGCAGCATGGTCACCGCCAACTTCACTGGCGTGAGCCTGCAGAAGGACATGAGCTGCTGGCAGCGCTACAGCGCAGGCGGCTGGACCACCACCACTTACGACCAATACATCGCTGCTGATCCTGACGACATCAGGATGAAGCCCGAGCGGCTCAGCCGTCACATCGTCGCGATCAACGACTCCTTCATCCAAGAGGTGAGCATTTTTGCGATCGGCCAAGGCATTCACCACTTCACCGATCTCGGCGGTGAAATCACCATCACTAACAGCAACAGCAGCTTCGGCGGTTGCGCTGCGATCAGCAAGGGCTACAAGACCGTCTCCTTCCCCAGCGATCGCAACTGGACGATCCGCAACATTAAGGTGCCGCTCAATGTGAGCGAAAAGACTGGCAACATCAGCCAGATCTACCTAGGCACCGTTGAAAGCGCGACCGCTAGCGCAATCACCCTGACCACTGATCTGGCCGCCGATCCGTCGTCTTCCACCATCCCAGCAATTCTGCTGCGTGATGGCTACTCACTTGCTGATGGCACCAAGATTTGGATCGAGAATCCGAGTGGCGATCCCTGGTATTCAAACCTCAGCAGTGCCGCGTGGGATGACGACGCACCCGACACGATCAATATCACCGGGGCCTTCACCGGCAACGACCCCACCACCGATCCTGATGGCGTAAGCCTGCTGCCTGGCAAACGCGTTTACGTGCGCCGCTTGGTGGACACCCGCACGCCAGAAGAGCGGCGCGTGTCGATCCTGATGAACAACACGGCAACCGTCCGGCTGCCGCAGCGCAACTTCATCCTGCAGACCGATCCTGCTCGCACCAATGGCGCCATCAGCCGCGAACTGGTGGCTGGTGGCAGCGAAGTATTCGCCGTCAGCAATGTTGGCTCTGTGCCCACATCCGGCGGTGGCATCGCCACTTCATCTGAGATCACCCTGCGGCGTTCGGCGCCGACCGTTACCTACGCCAACGACACGTTCTACCCCGCTGGCACGATCGTTCGTCACGCAAACAAGCATTACCAAGCGCTGTCCGATGTGACCACAACCACGGCAGCACCTGATGCAGCAGTGTTTGGTGAAACCTTCGTGCACATGCCTTCGGACTACAACGCCGAAGACCCGATCACGCAAGAATCTCGCATCCTGTCGTTCGACACCGACACCGACACCGATCCATACAGCCAGACGCTGGGCATCAACTTCAGCACCATCTGGACTAGCGCCGGCTCGACCCAAGAGCGCTATCGCAGCAGCACCGACTACAAGGGCGTTCATGCGCTGCTCGTGGCTTTGGGCTTTACTTCAGATCAGGCGCATACGGCATTGGTGCCCAAGGCGACTGACAGCCGTCTGCTAGATCCGGCCAGCAGCGTTGATTTCCCTGACGCTCCAACCGGCGGTGCCGCTACTGGCCGTGGCTACTGGGCCGTTGAATTCCGTCGCCCCAGTGTGTTGCGCCTCTATGGCCATGCCTGGGAATGGGCCGGCTATCTGAACTACAGCAAAGCCGTTCCTGCAGCCCAGAAGGATCTCGGCGCGCAGAATAAATTCACTTACTACTTCACGAGCGCAGCTGGCGGTCGCGTTGTGCCACAGGGCTCCAACGAAGACGGCTTCAACGTGTCGCCACGTGGCCTGGAGGATGTTGAGACCGGCGCCACGCTGACGGTGGAGTCCCTGGGCACCAGCTCTGTTGACGACTACCAGCAGACGCAGTTCGCTGCGCTGAGCGTGGACGAGCTGAGCGTCAAGAACATCAACATCTCTGGCACCATCACAGGCTTGCCTGATGTGAATCGTGCTGCAACCGATACTCTCGGCCCCACCTACCTGGCCTCGATTGATCGACTAAACAGCCTGGCAGCGGCATCCTCTGATAATCAGATCAACGCCAACCCTTACGCAGTCACCACTGAGGGCCTGAACTACTGGAAGAACAAAAACCGTCTGGTGTCTGCACCTGTTGGCGTGCAGTACATCTACGTCGATCCTGCATCAAGCAATAACCCAAGCTACGAGCAGATGCTGGCTGGTACGCCACCTAACGTACCTTCACTGCGTGTGCGCAATTTGCAGACGGCTGTTGCTTACGCGAACACCATTTACGGACCCACCGCGACCGTTGAGTACCGCATCGCACCTGGAATTTACGAGCTAAAAGGTGGCGTTGAGTTCAAGACCAACGCAGCCGTGCGAGCGTGGGATATGACCGCTAACACTGCGTTGAATGACGAGCGCGAAGGCGGCACCATTCCTTTCTTGGGTGGGTCTGCCGAAACATTCAGTAACTACATTGATCCAACAAAGCAGCCTATCTTTTTGACTTGGATGCGTTGTGAGTTCGGCGATACACCGGCTCTCAGGCTGGTGGTGCCGAGGTCCGACCCGTTTTATTTGCGATTCAGGGAATCGGGGTCTGTGATTGGTGTTGCTTGGTGGGGCGCTACCGAGACTATTACTGGAGGCTTTGCCTCAACACTTGCCAATGCGCAAGCCCGTGTATCCGATAGCTTTTTCACCGAAAACCGCATTCCGTTGGCGTCGATTCCGTCTGCCTTTAGGCAGAGTGCTGTAAATAACCCAGACGATGCTTTCGACTATTTCCAGCGTGCGTGCGCTATCCGAACCATCTCAGCCGATGACGATGGCCACTTCCGTTTGTATGGGCATCGCCACAGCGCTGCTGTTGTTTTTGAAAAAAGTGGCAAGATGCACAACTGTGCCTTTGGCGCTATTTGCCCAGCTGACCTTAGCCTCCCAGGGGGTGAAGTTCAGCTTTATAGCATGATTGAAGTAGGCGCAGATAATGTTGAACTTAATGGCCTACGTTTCTTCGGTAATGTGCGAATGTCGAGCAAGCTTAACACGGGTACGGTTGACCTTAGTAGTGAAGGTCTTGGTGTGCGCGATTACTCAGAGATAAGGACACGCGGCCGTTTTTCACCTGATTTTACGGCCCAAAATTACTTGATGACTGGCCACGCAACTACGTGCATCGCCCCTGCTTCAGCCACTAACATCAATGGCTCGATGCAAGTGGGGCTGGGCACTCTTGCCAATTTTAATGCAAGCGGTTTCACAGAAAACAACAATCCATGGACTAATTTCTCGTTGATTTCTTCAAACTATAGTGGTGGCACGGTTTCGTATGCGATTGCAACCTCTACCGCATCGGCAAGTGATACGGCATGGAAAACAGCCGGGCCAGCGTTTAATTCCTTCTTTAACGCTGCCTCAAAAATTACCGCAGGCCTTTTTAGAAACTGGGTTCAGTTTGCCCTCGATAGCGATTTAACTGGAGAGCCAAACAGAACCGCCGACAGCGCGGGATTTGATGGCAAATTTGGCAACTATGCCAGCAGTTATACTTCTAACACGACAAGCGCGAACTACTACTCCATGGGGAGTCGCTTTGGTAATACTCTGATTGCGGATCTTGATCGCATTAGCGTTTTTGGTGACACCGATTTTACCTGGTTTTCTGTAGCAGGTGGAGACCGCTATGTGGCTGGTGAAGGCGTCCCAGCCCTTGATACATACATCAGTGGCCTCAGCGCTGGTGACATTGGACAGAATGCCGACCCAGCAAGCTCTACTGGCCTGTTCTCCGCGCTTAACATTAAATTACGCGGCTACAAACAAGGCATTGATACCACTAATGCCAACATCATCCGCCTTAACATGGTGCTCTGATCATGATTGTCTCCTTCTCGCTTGAACTGCTGAACGCTCCTGCTGTTGTCACGCAGTTCGACGCCATGCCTGATGTGCTCACGGAAGTGCAGTATCGACTCTGTGGTTTCGACGGTCAGCGTTACGCCTATCGGACAGCCACTGCAGCCTTTGCCGCCCCCGAGCCCGATGCCTTCATGCCCTACGACACGCTCACACCCGAGATCGTCACAGGTTGGGCAGAGGCTGCTGCAGCGGATGACATCGCGGTTCTGGAAACCGAGATCGAAGCCGAACTAGCGCAGCCCGTGCAAGAGCAAAAGCCACTTCCTTGGCTTGTACCCGGCATCGCTAGCATTGGCTTAACGCCTGCCCCCTAATCGCTGTGGCGAATACAAAGATCACTGAGCTGACCCAGCTTACTAATCCTGTCAGCACTGATGTGCTGCCGATTGTTGACGTAGGAGCAGACGTTACCAAGAAGATCAGCATTGCGGATCTACTGAAGAATGCTGCAGCCGGCGCAGTTGATGCTGCAGGCATTGCTTTTGATGGCGACGGGAACACCGGGCTATACAAGCCGGAATCAGATCAACTTGCAGTTACCACTGGCGGATCGCAAGCCCTGCTGATTGATGGCAGCGGAAACATCACTGCCTCCGGCACCAGCACCGCTGGTAGCTTCATCCCCACCAGCAGCACGGTGCCCACCAACGGGGTTTATCTACCTGGCGCAAATAGCGTGGCTCTCGCCACTAACTCAGCTGGACGCTTATTCATTGATGCAAGCGGGAATGTTGGTGTTGGGGCTGTTTCTGCTGTTCGTTTTTCTGTAACTCAGAATCAAAGCGCTTATTCATATTTTGATTTTACAAATACTACCGCAGGCGGCGGCATTGTCTGGCGCCAGATTGTTCGCAACATTGCTGACACCGGTACTACGTCGATTGATTTTGTTAAATACCTAGCTGGCGGCTTTGGAATCGTAAATAACGACACCGATGCAGCAAACTTTACTGCATTTAAGGTTGGCGCCTCCGAGCGTGTCCGCATTACGTCAAGCGGCAGACTGGGTGTTGGAACCTCTAACCCAACTGCGTCTTTAGCTTTTGACAATTCTATTGACACAAACGGTTTTGATGTTAGCAAGATTCGCTTTTTTGACGATCTTAGCGGGAGTATAGTTGGGTTTGGAACAAGTTCAGGTCAATTAAATTATCGCGGTGCTGGTGCGCATGTTTGGTACGACGGGACAAATGAGCGGATGCGCATTGCCAGCAACGGCAAAGTGGGTATCAACAACGCAAGCCCTAGCCAGGCATTAGATGTTGTTGGCTCTTCTAGTGTTTCGGCTTCATCTTTCGCGCAATACTTCGCTATTAACGCAGTTGGGACAGGTGACGCTGTTGCCAATGGTTTATTCGCTCCTGCAGGCAACACTCTTGGTTTCTCAACAGGGGCAAGCGAACGACTCCGTATTGACTCAGCAGGTAATCTGTTGGCGGGCACTTCTCTTTCACGTACTGTAGGAGGCTTTACCCCGAGAATTCAACTTGAAGGTATAACAGACAATGGATCAACGCTTTCTATAGTACGGAACCAAGACAGCTTTGCTTTCCCTCAGCTTGTTTTTGGAAAATCTCGTGCAAACTCAAATGGAGGCGTAACTGCAGTCCAAAGCGGAGACTACTTAGGCGTTATTCGCTTTTGTGGTGCTGATGGCACCGACATGGACACGAACGGTGCATTTATTACATGTGAAGTAGACGGCACCCCCGGCGCTAACGACATGCCGGGCAGGCTTGTCTTTTCGACGACCGCCGACGGAGCGAGCAACCCGACGGAGCGGATGAGGATTAGCAGTGCTGGAATCATTACCCATAATAGCAATCAATCAAACGACTGGGCATTTACCACTAAGCATGATGGCGATAATAATGATCGCTTTGGCTTGAGCATCTGGTGCGGGAAAGATGATGCAACCGGCACAAATTACGCTGTAGAGATTGCAGACGGCGACGGAACAAACCAAGGATTTATTACCTTTACTGGCGGTACTGTTACTTATGGCGCGTTTACAGCTCATCACCCTTGCATATTGCCTGATGAAGATAACGAGTCTGGTTATTCATACGGAACTCTGCTCGAAACAGTCTCCATCGAGTACAAGCAAAAAGATGGCGTGGCAACTGAGCGAGGCATCCAATACGTAGTTCGCAAAACTCAGGCGTTCAATTCAAAGACTATTCTTGGCGCCTATGGTTCATCTATGAACAACGGTCCAACTGGCGCAACCAACCTGCACCAAGCTCTTGTGCTGGGTGACGGGCATATTCTTTGTAACGGCATCGGTGGAAATATCAAAGCAGGAGACGGTATCTGCTCATCCAATGTTGCTGGCATTGGTCAAAAAGCCACTGCCACGCCGTCCATGATTATTGGCATTGCACAAGAGGATGTCACGTTTGACGGAGATGAAACCAAACTTGTGCCAGTCCAGTACGGGCTGCAGCAGTTCACTCCTTGGGGCGAGTAGCCCTACTTTCTAGTCAACTTCTAGTTTGACTCAAGTTTGAAGTTGGCTAGACACCTTCACTAGGCGGGCAACCGGCCTACTCAACAGGTTGCACCACTCTTAGTCTTAATTCACCGGCACCTGATCATGCCTGACACCAACCCCGCACCTGGAATCGACTTCCCCTTCACTGTGTGGAAAGTCGCCAATATGGAGAGAAATCTTGATCACCTAGGAACGGTCTTCACGGTCCATTACACCGTGACGCACTTCCGTGATGGCGAGCAGGCTGGCGCCTATGGCTCCATCGGTCTCGAAGCACCTGCTGAAGGGACCGGCATCCCTTACCCCGAGTTGACCGAAGACATCGTTATTGACTGGGTTAAGGCGCACTTCGGCGACGAAAAAATCGCCGAGATTGAAGCCGCCCTTGACGCCCAAATCGAAGAAAAGCTTGCACCTAGCAAGTCCAGCGGAGTGCCTTGGTAGGCAAACAAAAAGGGCCGGTGTGGCTCGGCCCTTCTTGCAGTGATCCTGACGGGGATCTGTTCAGTTCACGCAGCTGCGAAACTTGTGAAAGGAACCCCCAAATTATAGCACATCAGTAATCCCACCGCACCCTGGGTCGTCCAGCGCGCATCCCGATGTGACAAAAGCCCCGGTACGACATTCCGTACCCCACCGAATACGGCCAGTTGTCATCGACCCACTTCTCGAAGGCCATACCATCACCCTTCAATGGGTAACAGTCCACAGCACCGCAGCCGACATTGAACAGGTGCTCACTGTTGCTCGCCCCGCCCACCGCCGCATTGACCCCGCTGGGGCGGTGCCCACTGGTGATCTTGATCGGCCCAAACTTCGCCCTGGCTTTTTCCAGGAACTGACACAGCTCAATCGCAATGTCGCACTGCCCCTGGTTCAAGAACCTCCGGGCTGGATCGTTAAGAGTCAGCTCGCCGTAAGTGAAATTCGGCGTAACCTCCTGGCTGTACGGCGCACCAGGCGTAAGTTTTCTTACATCCGGCTCTTTGGGCGACTCGCGGAACTTGAGCACCCAGCTGGCGCTTTGCGTCAGGAGGGTGGGGTCAGCCTCATTGACGAACTGCCGCAGCATTTCGATTGCTTCGACCTGCTGAGGCTCTTCCTTGAAGTAAACCCAAAAGTTCTTCCACTCCTGGGGCGTCAGCTGGATGTCTGTGATGGCCATGCAGCCTCCGCAATAACAGGGAATTGCTCTGCGAATATCAACTTAGCCGCCTGGGCGATCTCACGATGCTCCAGTTGAGTCTCATTACTGCACCGCAAATCGAGGTAATGGATCCACGATCTCAATGTCCCGCTCATGAACAGGGTGGTCGGCGTGCAGAGGGGCAGGATCCGCCGCGCACACTCCTTAGCAATCCCAGTGTTCAACATGTCCTGGTACGTCAGGTAGATGTTGCGCATCAGTATTGAGGTCTGCCAGTCGAACTGCTCAGCGATTTTGGGGTCTAGGTCATCGTGACTGGCCTGCCGATTCTTCAAATCCTGTGTCCGCCACTTGGGAACTTCAGCCGGCCCCGTCCTGGCATAACGTGTCGAGAACTCTTGGAACGAAAAGCTCCGGTGCCGCAAGATCTGAGCGGCAATGTCCCGCTCCGTCTTGATCTCTAGGCAGAGCGAGGCCATCTCGTACGGACTCCAGTGACGGTGCTCGATGAGGTATCGAAGCAAGCGAGGAGCCGTCTCGTGGTTTTCTTGATTGTCTGGATTCGAAACGCGCGCCATCTTTGCGATGAGCTTCTCTGCGTCCGGCGTAGCCCAGACAAGTGATACAGGATTAAGCATTGATGACCTGCGGGTGTAAGAAAATTTGCTGTTTGGAGCCTTTACCAGTGAAAGTCACAGCCCACGGCGGCAGCGACTTTTCCTGTGGCTGGACCGTATACCACTTGTGCTCGCAATGGGCGCAGTGGCGGCGGCGTAGCCGCTGACCGTCTTCCGTGTCTTTCGTGAAGACGACAGAACTCCTGGAGCTGCCGCACTCGGGGCAGCCGGCGGTTGAACGCTGTTTCATTTGCAGACTTCTCCGACCGACGCACCAGTCGAAAGGATCCTCAGCTTCAGCACAGCCTTGCTGTGCCGCTGCCGAATCCTTTCTCTGGACACGCCAAATGTTCTACCGATTTCCGCGAGCGTGTGCGTGCGATGCCCGCCTATCCCGTAGTACATCTTTAGGATCTCGCGATCATCCTCTGGCAGACGATCCAGCAGCAGATCCAAAGCGCCGACACCGATCGCCCATTCGAGCGACTGCATCGGGTGTTCACGCTCGTCTGGGATCATCTCGACCAGCGCAGAGCCATCATCCGAGAGGCTCCTGGCCCTCTGATCGAGACTGGTGCAGTCGTGGACATGCCGCAGATAGTCATTGACCCGATCCTTTGACACCTCCAAATACTCGGCGTACTCCTCCTGGGTCGGCATCCGCCCATGTTCTTGCTGGAACTGCGGCAGCCAGTAACGCAGCTTGTTCAGCAGATCCACCCCATTACAAGGCAGCCGAATCATCCGATCGTGATAATTGAGGTGGCGCGTAATCCCCTGCCGAATCCACCAATAGATGTATGTCGATAGTGCATAGCCCCGCTCAGGATCGAACTTCTTGATCCCATGCGCCAGGCCTATGTTCCCCTCCTGTATTACATCCAACATTTCCGTGCGCCTGGCACGTGGCATGTACTTCTTGGCGATCGACACTACGATCCGCAGGTTGCAGTTAATCAGCTTTTCGTAAGCCCGTTTACCGATCCTGGCCTGCTGGGGCGTCGGCTCCTCTGCGTCGAGCCACTCCCGAACCTGACGACTCAGCATGATCTCCTGGGTTTTGGTCAGCAGCGGGTAGCGGGCAATGGAGTTGATGTACTGACTGAGGTTGTCCATTACTTCTCGTCAGTGACGTAGACATGCGTGCCAAAGCCGTGGTCTTTTTTGACCACGGCCGCGAACATGATCGCAGACATCAAGCTGGAAAACGAGCAGGCGTCTTCTTCGATGGAGGTCAGCTGCAGCCGGGCTTCACCGTCACTGACTGGAGCGAGAACGTAGAAGCCAGGCGGGTTGTGAACACCGACACCAAAGCGCACGGATTGAAAAAATGCAGCCCGTAATGTAGCAATGTAGTCAGGCTTCCGTGGATTCTTTCGAGTCTTTTCGGTTTTTCAGTCGCCCTTCTACACGTTTGCGCACGGTTTCGCGCCAGGTCACCTCGTCCTTGGCCAAGGCCTCGTCGTAAACAGACGACGGCAGCTTGCGCTTCAGCACCTCATAAAGAGCATCACGGATCCAGGCGGTGGGCTTAACCCCTGCCTGGTCCGACAGCTGCATGACCAGGTCGGCCCGGTTGGGATCCAGCAGGATCTGGAAGTAGCTCTTATTCCCGTGCCGGGTAGCCATGCGTTGCGCTCGTGTGCTACCAATCTTAGCACTGTGCTACCAAGCGGCTGGAGCGTCAAAATCCTTACGCCACGCATTGAGCTGCGCCCGGCGCGAAGCGCCGCGTTGCTTGGCACAGCCCTTTCTGACGTAGCGGCTCCACTCCAAGAACTCAGCAGCGCGCTGAAGGTCAGCCGTGGATGCCAACCGCGTCTCCCGGCTCAAGTATTCCAGGACCAGCTGCCGCCCAGTCTTCGCCAAGAGAGTAAGCAAGGTCCATTGCTTCCCACAGGCTAGTGCAGTACACCGAGCCAGCTTGGGTTTGAAGCTTGTAGCCACCCTCGACGGTGTAGACGGCGCAATTCATCAGTGAGCCTCGGACCAGCGTTTACCGATTTGGGGCTCAGCCAGTGCCGGGATGTCACCCAACCACTTGGCTTCAGCCGCCTCCATCACTCGTTTTAGGTGCTCGGCCCACCACTGCGCATGATCCTCACGAACCAGCAACAACAGCTCGTCGTGTACTGCAGCAGCGATCTTCACCACATCCTCACCCTGGCTCTTGACCTCACCCCAGAGGTTGGCCAGCGCCACCTTGAGGATGGCCGCACCAGCCCCCTGGATCGGTGTGTTGCAACGGACGGTCAGCCGGTTCATGTCACCGGGCAGGAAGCGCCGGAAGCCGGAGATGGGAATCCGAGTTTCGGCCCACTGGTTGCCCTCGGACTTCTCAGCGTCGCGGGCATTGGCCTGTTGCCACATGCGGATTCCGGGGTACGCCGTTAGCCAATCCTCCCGGATTTTCTTGGCCTCCTCCATGGTCATGGTGATGCCAGTCGCGCCGGCGTAGTCACGAAGCCCCTTGGCACCCGAGCCGTACAGCAGGCCGAAGTTGGCGGACTTAGCCACCTGCCTCTCACACCCCAGCAGATCCGCTGTGAGTTGGTGCAGGTCCTGCCCAGCCTGGAACGCTTCGGTCATCACCGGATCTTCGGCAACAGCTGCCGCTAGGCGCAATTCCATGCCGGAGAAATCAGCATCAACTAGGAGCCAACCATCGGGAGCTTCCACACAAGAACGGAAAGCTTCATCACGTGGAATCTGCTGATTATTCGGCTTAATACAGGACATCCGCCCCGTATCTGCGCCCAACTGAAGGTAACTGGCACGAACAAAGCCATCAGCACCGAGCTTGTCTTGGATGGATTCAACCATCTGGCGGCGCTTCTCAGCCTTCTTCCAGGCCAAGTAGATTTGCACCACCTCATGGTCGGCAGCGTAGTTACGCAGCGCTGCCCTAGAGGCGCTGGGTCGTTCTGTCTTCGGATCGACCGGAGGCCGGCCCAGCAGCACCGTGAACTTATCGACTAACTGCCGCGGGCTGTTGAGATTGAAGCCAGCCAGTTGCTTGGTGCCCAGCCGCACGGAGCCAGTGGTCTTAGCCCGCAAGTTGAAGGAGCCGTCTGGATCGCGAGGCAGCTTGTGCTCTTCGGGCAGCGCCTGATCAAGCTGCCGCACGAAGTCTTTGCCCAGCTGCTCGATGTCGTACTCGTAGTCCTCCCTGACCTTCTGAAGCTTCTCGGCGTTCCAGGGCAGGCCAGTGCGCCACATCTGCGCCATGGCGGGCAACGCCTTGCACTCAATGGCAAACGCTCTGGCCAGGGCAGCCTTCGCCAACCGCTGATCCAGGACTGGATCGAGCTGGAGCAGCGTGATCACATCCTCGGCCGCATATTTCAGCTGACTGATGGACAGCTCACCGCTCCAGTCCGAGCGCTGCTCTTCTTTGTCCAGCTCCTTTTTGAGGTAGCGCTTGGCGACGGCATCGAGGCCGTGCTTCATGTTGGGCACGCCATTGTTGAGCAGGCGGCTGGCGATCATCGAGCACCGCACACGCCCCTCGACGTAAATGTCGTGCTCTTGCAGCCAGCCCAGATCAAACACAGCGTTATGCGCCAACCAAAAGCGTTGGCCATTGCTGAAGAACAAGCGGAGCTTCTTCCAACCCTCGGCATCGAGCTTGAAGCAGTCGATGATCACGATGGTCTTACGCGCCTCACAGCCAAGCTGAATGAGGCGCAGCTTCCCCTTCTCAGGTTGGAGCTGGAGCGTTTCTGTGTCGAACGCCAGAGAGACGCAAGTGTTCACAGCGTCGAGATGCTCGACGCCGAACAGAACTTTGTAGTCGGCCATGGGTGGACTCGGAATGTAGAAAGTTAAACCTGAATTACCGATCTATCGGGATCAGTTGATCTGTGCGTAGGTCTTCATGAACTCGGCAAAGCCAGGCTCCTCAGGCAGGGGGTAGCCCTCGGTCTCCCAGTCGGACTCGGAGATGCCATCGGGCGACGCCCAGCCGTACTCAGGATCAGCGTCCCAGCCAGCATCAAGCCGTGCCTGGATCGTGCGATCCTCATCGGCCATCGCGGCCTCGATCTGCGGCAGCAACTCGTAGTAGTTGGGACGTGTGGTGGACAGGAACAGGTCGTTGTGGGCCATGGATGAACCTCGTTGACGTTGGAATTGTAGCACAGGATCAGACAGTGGTGTGCCTTTTCAGGAACGCAACCAACAGGCGATGCGCTTCGCCTGCATCAGCGATGAACTGACCTTTGTAATGAAAGCCTTCCCTGTCAACACAAATGACTTCTTCTCCACGCTCGCTCAGAGTGATCTTGGAGTCAGATTTCTCGTGAGTCATACCGACACCTCAGAGATCAGACGCGCCAGGTAGAAGGTGGCCTTCCTCAGGTCTTCGAGGCCGCCCTTGTGCTGGTAGCGCCAGACGTACTTCATCTCGCTCCCCTTGAGGAAGCCGAGGAACTGCTCGTGCGGCATGGACGCCTTGATTGCGTCCAGACATTCGATGTCGCCCTGCGTGTAGTGACTGGGACGATCCACCGGATCATGGTCCGGGGTATTCGGTGAGGCTGGAACGGTCTGGGCAGGTTGGGTTTGCTGGAGAGGTATGGCACCAGTCTTCTCCCGGATAGTTGGCGGGTTCCCGATGCTCTTCTGCTGTTGCGCAGCCGACTTGCTGATGCGTTTGATAGCGGCCATGGTTTTGGGTCCAGTCGTAGAGGTTGTAGGAGAGAAGCAGCCCAAACCAGAAGTAAGGGCTGCGCAGGCTATTAAAAATCGTTCGGGTCCAGCTCCCACTCGATCGACGGGTCCTGGCAAAGGCTTTCGAGTTGTTCATCGGTCAGATCAAGAGAGTCGCCATCGACGTAAGGATCCCAGGAGAGCAGGCCGCGGCACTGCGCGGAGCCGAACTCAGGGGGATCCCAGCGAGTGGCTGGTGCGACTTGCACCATGTCAGGCACGACCGCAACGAACTCGATCCAGTCGGGGAACTTGCGGATAGCGCTGAGGAATTGAACTTGGGGCATGGGTGGCTCCGGTTGGAACTCCCATACCGTAGCACACGATCAAGGGGGATGGGGGTCAGTCCTCCAGGATTCCTTGAATCACGGGGAAGTAGTCGGGCGAGTAGCAGCTCAAGATCGTCATGTCCAGCTCGTTGGCGACTCCGACCTGAACAGCCTGTTCAAAGTCCTGCACACCCGCCGGCGAATCGTCATAGGCGAACTGCCTGACGGTCTCGGCTTTTCCATCTCTTGCGTAGGCCGTGAACCGCACGACCGCAGCGGTGTTCTCCGCGTATTCCAACTCCATGTATGTCAGCTGGACGGTTCGCATCGGCCTGGAGCGCTTAGGTGCAGTCTGCTGCTTCTGCGTCTGCTTCGCGGACAGAAGCAACAGAGACAAGCGCAGTTTCGCGGTCAGCAACCCCCAGGCAATTAACCACAGCAGCCCAACTGCTACTGCAGCGCACAAGGCAAAGATGCTCGTCGCCAGTTTCCCGATCCCGGACCACAACCCTGTAAAGATTCTGTTGATGCTCCATCTCTTGAAACCAACTGACACAATGGGTGAACGGCATTGGACCAATGCGTCCCAGCTCAGCATTTGCCCTGGAACGGATGCGTAGAGAGCTTGATGGCTGCCGGGACGTAGAGCAACTGCGTTGTATCGCATTGCAGGCCATCCAGCTGTATCAGCACCAGCAGGAGGTTGTTGCCGAGATGGCCAAGCAAGGCTGGCTCAAACCTTGACGGTTGCGAGTTTGTTGAAGAGAAAGGCGACAAGTCCCTCGAATTGCCGCCGATCCATTCCACCGCCCACAAAAGAATAGGCGTCCCTCACGAGTTGGTTGTAGCCCTGGGCATCGAGCTTGGTAGCTGGTGCGGCCTCACTGATGCACTTGCGGATCACTTCAGAGCGGCTGACGTTATGAACGGCAGCTTGAGCATCGAGCGCGGCGATGGTCGGTTCTTCGAGACGGAGCTTGATCTCGCGCACTACATAAAATGTTTTAGGTACACACCATACTAGCACACTATTGTGGCTTACGAACCAGCCTGGCGCGTCGAGGATGAGCGTCGTATCGAGTGGATTGAAAAGCTGTACCGGCTGGATGGCCGCCACCACGACAGCCACCCAAAGCACGCCATCTACACCGGGCTAGTGGAGAAGTACGGGCCTATCCCTTGGAAGTAGGCCGCTGAGTGTCCCAAGTGCGGGACACTCAACCACGGCTAGAGACTGGCTGCAAGTTGCTGTTTATCCAGCTAATCAGAAAAGCCAACGTCTCTTGAAAATTCCACAAAAGTTGCGGAACCCAGGCCCCGTCGTCTTGATACATGGCTGGGCGCGTCTCCTCCCTTGCATACCGTGCGCCTTGTTTGGTAAGTGCGTAAGGGGCCTGTCCCCGCCTTTTGTCTGAGGTACGAAACTGTAAACCTGCCTGGCACAATAGTGCGTTTACAAGTTGTCTTTTGTCTTTCTTAGTTATAAAACCTGCTTCTTTGGCTAAAGCCGTAAGGTGGTCAACAATGGGCTCAGTTATCTCACTCTCCAGTCCCTCCAGAATTTTAGTTTGGTTTACAAACTCTTCAGCTGAAGGGCACAGTAAACGCTGGTTTTCTAAAAACAGCTGTCTGTAGTCGGGGTGCTTGTTGGCGAGCGCCGTAAAACTTATGGCAAGTGAATTTTTGGCGCTTCCTCCCACTTTCTCCACCATGGTTGCGACCAAGCCCGCAAACGCCAGGTCTTCATTAGGGGCAGGGGCTAACGCAAGCGGCTGAGTGTCCCGCACCTGGGACACTCGCGTTTCCGCGTACCACTGATAGATTTCGTGCTCAAGCTCGGTGCAAAGGCGGCCAGCGAGTTTGAGGGAGACCACCTCGTCGCCCCAAGCGTCACCTCGCTCTGACTCGCGGACGATTAGTGCCGAATTTTCGGCGTTGTCAATAGCCGAGCTTATTGCGAAAACCTCTCGGCCAGTAACGGCGGAGCGGTGCTGGAGAAATCGCTGAGTGGCGTCGCTCTCAAACCAGTGAGCAAACCTGATTGGGTTGCCGCTGCCGGTTTCGCCGGCCTTGCAGAGGTCAGTGAGGCAAACACGGCCTGCTCGCATACGGATCGTCTGTCCGTTCCACGAGCGCACGACGAAACTGTCGGCGGGCTTCAGTTGTGTCATTTAGTTGTTTAGCGCCTACGCCTGCCTCGCCGCTGTCAGGCTGTCGCGGGCAGGCCCATACGCTAGCACTGGGTTCAGGCGGCAACAACCGAAACCTGTAGTGCATTTAAATCGAACAAGCTGTAAGTAACACGTAGACATCTGTATACGTGCTCGGTTAACATTGTTAACGTCAGGCTGTTCGCAAGAACAAAGGGAGGCGGAGCTACGGCTCCGCCTTTCTGCTGTCAGAGATCCAGGTCGAACTCGTCCCAGGCAGCGGCGTGGAGCGCCTTCAGTTTCATTGTCCGGGCCCCCGGGCCCGGGCGGCCGGCGCCTGAGGTTGTACCAAAAACGTACAACCTCGTTTTCCCCGGCCACTGGGTCGGCCGGAGCCTCGGGCCCGCAGCGGTCCAGCCACTTTTTGAGGTCTTGTGCGCTCATCCGGCGGTTAGCTGCCTTCGACCCAGCGCCAGGCGTCCTCCATCACCTCTTGGGTCGATTCCACCCTGTGTCCGTCTAAATCCGCGTCAAAACTCGGATCCGTTCCAGCGCAGTCGTTCTTAACGACAAACGGTTTTGTCGAAAGTCCCGTTTTGTCTAAAGTCCCTGGTGCATCTGTACTAGCGCCCGGACTTTCGACAAAATCGGACTTTAGACAATCTGGTTTGTCGTTTAAAACCGTTCCAGTCACTGGGTTTTGGACTTTAGACAGACTTTTATTGGACTCCCCCTGCGCGAGGGGTTTTTTCCTGAACCCTGGAACGGAATAACCCAAGGCGCGGTAGTAAGCCGGCGGACGCCCCTTGAACTTCAACCCAGTGGGTGGATCGCACCGTTCGATCAGCTTCTGGGCTTCAAGCCGCTGGAGCGCGTACTTGATGGCGCGCTCCTTGTGCTTGCCACCGATGAGGCTGTCGTCCCGAATGTCAGCGAGTGACTGAGGCAGCTCGGACTCCCGCATCAGGCGAAGCACGTCGAGCATGTAGTCATTTGGACCGTCGCCCTTAATCCGGGTTTTGCACTCCGGCATGGGACCGATTCGGTAGGTGTAATCCGGCATGAGGCTGAACACCATCTGCTGCCCCTCCCGGTCATCCCTGGACTTCTCCACCGTGATGATCCGGCTGTTGAACGGCAGCCCCATCTGCATTAACTCCTTCGCGTCTACCTTCCGCATGTTCCAGGTCTCATCCACAGCGGCTTTGATCGCGCTGGTGCCCCTGAAGCCCCCAGTCCGGTTGTTGTGGTGGATCACAACAATCGAGCAAGCGGGAAAGTCCACTCCGTTGCGGCGCGCCAGGCGCTTCAAGGGCAGCGCATACTCCCGCCGGTTCTCCTCATAGGGGTTGGAGTCGTTGCAGCCATCGAGGCTGTCGATCACCACGAGGTCGTACTTGCGCTCCTCCTGCATCCGACAGAAGCGCCGATACCACTGCATATCCCACTCACCCACCACATCAACCCCACGCTCCACGCCGATGAGGTTGAACTGCCGCTTCGTGATCCGCTCGCTCTGATCACCATTCAGCCAGAGACACCGACCGGCTGGAACGTCCACCATCGAGCCGTGAATGTTGAACGGCTTGCCCTGGCTGACGTGCTTGCACAGGGTCATGGCCATGGCGCTCTTACCCGTACCGCCATCGGCATGAACCAGCAGCAACCACGGCTTGGGCAGGATCCCCGGAATCAGGTACTCAAAGCCGCTGTCATCCAACTGTGAAACATCAGCAGGCTTCCCACCCTTGCTGCGCTTGAACGTCAGGTGAGCATCAATCAGGCGATCAACAGCCAGAGCACCTTCCCTGGCCCGTCCACCCTGCGCAGCCAGGATCGTCTTGGCCTGATCGAGGTAAGCGGGATCCTCAATCGTCTCCTCCAGCTCCAGCGCCTTGGAGATCAGCTCCTCAGCGGATAGGTAGTCCTGGCGGAAGCTGACGGTCGCCGCCTCCGTCTCTTCCACAATCCGTGCACCACTGTTCCCCTGAAATCGCTTGCGGGCTGGGTCGTACTCATCCGCCCACTTGATCAGGCTGCCAATGCCGTAGCCGCCGTCCGACTTGAAGTTGGCCCAGCGCTCGGCGCACGGATCGCCCTTCTCCCAGTCACCTGCGTAGTCCTGATCCCGCTGGCTCCACTCACTCCACAGCTCCAGACCACGATCGCCGAGGTCAGCGCTGTGCACCATCGCGCCGATCTTCCACCAGCCGTCTTCCCCCATGCCCTGGGGCGGTATGTAGTCCAGGCACTGCTGAACGATCACCTCCCGATCCTCACGAGTGCGGCTGCGATAGGGATCCAGCGCCTTGCTCTTCCTGCTGGAGCGCCCGTCTTTCTCGGCCTTGGACTCCTGCATGAGGGCGATCAGCCACTGCGGGGCAGGTGGGATAGCTGAGAGGTCGCCAGAGAGGCTGTAGAGGCCCTCAGGAGCGCCGTAGCGCTCACTGCCGGGGTATTCACCCTCCAGCACCGCCATGCGGCCCCAGAGCACCTCAAAGCCCTGCTTGCCGCCACCCTCATGGCTCACATCCGCCACGGTGTCCCAGAGATCCTCTGGAACCATGAACAGGAACTTGGCCGCCGCCTGTTTGGTGCTGGTGCAGCTCGGCCCATTCAGATCCTCACCCCACTTGAGCTGGAGCGCTCCGAGGTTCGAGTCCACATCGAGCACCACCAGGCCACCCGACCGCTGGCCAGACCACACACCCACCGCCGAATAGATCTCTGGGTACTGATCCGCCTTCAGCGCCGACCGGGCTGGTGCGTACTTCTGGTAGCGAGTGGCGGCCATGGGCACCTTGCCGTCACTCGTGTAATCAGGCTTGCCCTCCCGCTGGATCGTGTAGTCCTTCCGGTAGACGGGGCAGGTGGCCCAGTGAGCAGGCCAAGCCTTAACTGCAGTCTCAAATGACATGCTGTAGAGTCCTAGAGGAGTTGAGTGGTTCAGTTCCCCAGGTGCCAGTCGGTGCCTGGGGACTTTTTCTATGGTAGCCCCATTGCCAACCCCTTGACCGTGTGCTAGTTTGAACGAGTTCAAGACCAGCGCGACGAGCGCAACACCATGAAATTCGGTCTTTCAGCCAAAGGAAAAGCCCAAACCGCTCAGAAGGAATCGAGCGGCGGTTACCTGAGCCTCAAGAACATCAAAGACGGCGAGCCTGCCCGTTTCCACATCGTCAGCGAGGAGCCGCTGGAGTTCTGGCAAGTCTGGGGCGAGTCACCCGATGGCGCGGCCAAGCCCTTCCGTTTCGTGGAGGAGCCCAGCCCCAGCGACATCGACGCCGAGATGGGTGAGTACACCCGCCGCCTGAACTTCGAGGGCACCGCCCCCGACAAGGTCGTCTTCAGCCTGGCCTTCTTCGCGTACAACTACGACACCGAGACCATTCAGGTGGTCCAGTTCACCCAGAAAACTCTGATCCGCGAGCTGGACTCCATCGTCTCGATGGAAGACTACGAAGACCTCACCCAGTGGGACTTCAGCCTGGGACGTGACGGCAAGACCGCCCCGATCAGCTACAGCCTCCGCGCCGTACCGATCAAAAAAGGAGCCCGCGATCAGATCGACGCCGCCTGGGCTAAAGCACAGGAAGACGGCTACGACATCAAGCAGCTCCTAGTAGGCGGCAACCCCTTCGGCGGCGCTAAGTAATAACTAAACAAGGGTGGGGGTCAGACTTGCCTGGCCCCTTCTCTTTAGGTATTATTAGTTTGGGAACGTATATCTAATGACCCTCCCACCCACTGAAACCAACTTCCTAGACGACGGGAGCGTTGAAGTCCGGGTAGGCGACCAGATCGGCTGGGTCACCAGCGCCCACCTGATCGAAACCAAAGTCCACCAACTCCAGCAGGCCTGGATCGAAGAACACACGAAGGGCGGAGAGGCCCTCATCAATGACTGAGAACACTTGTACTAGCGCCCAGGACGCATTAGCGGGGCTGCGCAAGTGGAGGCTGGTTCGTCACGACTCCGAGGAAGGTCGCACCTACAGCCACCCCGAAACGGGCGAAATTTTCCATTCAGTAACCCGGATCCTGGGGGCCACAGCACCCGATTGGCAAAAACAAGCCCTTTCAAGGTGGCTGGAACGCCCTGGCTCGACGCAGGAACGCGACCTCGCAGCGAACAGGGGTACTACCGCCCACAACAGCGCGGAGTATCTCCTCAAGGTCGGAGCGAAACTGGCAAGGCAGACCGCTAACAAGAGAGGCGTCTGGAAGGCCCGTGAGGACGGCCTGGAGCGTTGCCCGCCCGCCATTACCAAATGGGGCCTTGAAAGGGCCTTAGAGGGCGCCCCAAGGGTCTCCTGGCACGCATCAGGCTATGCAAGGGGCTTAAGGAGCTGGATCGTTGAGAACGTGACGGCTATCCACGCGGTGGAATTCAGCGGCTTTCACCCCGGGGGCTGGGCTGGAACGTGCGATGCCCTCGTGGATGTAGCTGGCACGCTGACGATCTGCGACTGGAAGACAAGCCAGAACGCCCGAAGCGAAGAAATGCTCTCCAACTACATCGACCAACTAGGCGCTTACAGCCTTCAGCTCAAACACCTCACCGGAATCAAGCCAGAGGCTGGGGCGATCGTGGTAGCGCGCCGCTCTGGAGCGCCTCAGGTGCGTCTCCTTTCAGAGCTGGAACTGCGAGGAGCCGAAACGCGCTTTCAAGACAGGGCTATCCGGTATTTCGAGGATTTGGCCCATTCATAGGTCGAGTCTCACAAGACCCAGCCCCATTCATGTGATGTAGAATGGCTGGAACGGCGAGGTAGCAGCCTCCCGTTCCCGGACAACCGAAGCACCCGATTGCCATGAGCACTCTAAACGAGAAGCCTCCCGTCGAGTATCTCTGGGAGAAGTACAGCTACAACCCGTTGACTGGCGCGTTACATCGCCGCGATAACGATCGCGTGCTACGCGGGAACCATTCAACGCGCAGTCACCAACTTTCCATTCATGGCAAGGCCCGCCATCCCTACGCGGTGGTGATTTGGGCATTCATGACTGGAGCGTGGCCCATTCATGAAATCGACCACATCGACCGCGACCACTACAACCACCGTTGGTGGAACCTACGGGAGCTGACCAATAGGCGAAACAAGCTGAACACGCGCAGGGCCAGGGCTGGCGCGTATCCGGACGGCAGCCGTTGGCAGGCCCGGATTCGGCATGGCGGCAAAAACCACTACCTAGGGAGCTTTGTCACCCAGGCCGAGGCTCAGGCTGCCTACGCGGCAGCCTTGGCTGAGCTGGAGCGGCCGAAGCACCTGATCACTGCGCAGGTTTGACCAGCTGGAACGTTAATTGATCGCCCGGCTGCCCATCCTCTTGCCATTGCTTAAGCAGGTTCTGAAGCTGCTTCGGCGTTAGGCGAATGATCAGGGAACCGCTCAGCACGGCAACAGTGGGATTCATTGGCTGGATCGTTAAGTGTTTGCAGGTTGAGTCGCGCGAGACTTACGCCCATGCGCTGTGAGGCTGGCCCGTTCCGCGCCAGCGCTTTACGGTGTCCAGGGATTTGATCAGCGCGGCGACGTCTTTAGCCTCACCGGCTGCGCACGCGACGGTTAAGCGGTGAACTAGCAGGGCTTCCACTTCTTCAGGGGCTGGAGCGGTTAGTTCATCGGCGGCTGGCCCGTGATCGCAGGCTTCCATTTCCGCGTGTGCCGCTTCAATGTCGCGGTAAGCGCTGGAGCGGCTGACACCGTGGCGTGCGCTGATCATGGTTGCAACACGGGCCTGCGGTAGCCCGGCTTCCATCAGCGAACGCGCGTAACTCTGGCGCTGCTGAATTTCTATCTGTGTGGCCATGGGGTGCTCAGTGGCTGGGACGCTGGAGCGGCTGCTACCGCCCAAGCCTCTCTACCGTATCACAGAAATGGGGATTTTGGAGATTTTGGGAGAAATGGGGATTTTGGGACGTGGGGGCTGGCGCCCCCACAAACAGCCGATCCTGTGATACGATGGCAGGGTTCCACCACACCCATAGGAGAACACCGTGATTGTGATTGTCAGGGCTGGAGCGTGGGAGCTGATTCCCGCGCCGCAGGATCCCACCGCAGCGTGGGAGCTTGCCGACAAGCTCACCGCCGAAACTGGCGCGCCTCACACCGTAGCTAAGGTGTGATACAATAAACCCGCTACCCCACCTTAAGGAGCAACCCAATGCAACTAGCAACCGCCACGCTTGACTGCGAGCGTTTCGATTATGTGGCTGGATCGTGGCTTTTTTGGTCTGAGCACCATGCAGGTGCGGCATCGCCTGGCTATGCCAGGCTCAGCCGCTACCTGCAGGAATACCGTTTCGACCCTGGCGCGTGTTTCAGCGGCTGGGAATCGCTGAGCGATTCCGCCAGGGAGATCTACCGCGGCTGGTGCGAGCGGGAGTCTGTGGATTGCGACTACGACTCGCTGCGCTACGTGCTGGAGCGTGAGGACTGGGATTGTGACGACGACTGCGTTTCGGAGCTGCTGGAGCGTTACGAGCACGCCGACCCTTCCGAGTCTGGGCTCTGTAATTACGAGCAGAGCGACTGGGTCAACCTTGATCAGTGCTACACGAGAGACCTGATCCGTTTCTACGATCGCAATGAAGACTCTGTGTTGCACTGGGCCGATGAAGCGTGCGGCGCGTTCGGCTGCACAAGCCGGCTGCAACTGCTGGAGGGTGACACGGTCGAAACGCCCGACGACATGAAGACCGCGCTGGTCAACCACGCGATGACCTACCTGGCGCGTTCGGTTCTCGCTGCGCTCGAAGCGAGAGCCTGACGGCTCTCGCAACACAGCCCCTTCTCTGCTACAGTACAGATCAAGCGAGCCGAGAGCCCGGCTCGCATCCTTCCCCACCCATAGGAGAAAACCCATGGCAAACCTCCACCAGCCCCGCATCATCGAAACCACTACCGTTCGCAGTGGTGGCACGCAAGAACCCACCACCGAGCACGTCACAGAACGGATGTTCCGGATTGAAGAATCCGACACGCTCTGGGTTGGCCTGAACGGGATCAGCCTGGAACGTGGCAAGTTCGGCGGTGATCGCGACGTCCTGCGGGTCGACGCCTACAGCGGCACGCTGTTGGCCGATGCGTTGATTGAAAACCTCAGGATTCAGGCCTCGCTGGCGAAGGATGAGGCTGCTGGTTCGCTCAGTCGTCGCCAGGCTGCCGAGTTCGTAGAGCGTGCGGCAGCAGCGCTGCAGCTGGTCGCCGCCTAGTGAGGCTCGCTGCGCTCGCCTCACGGCCCACCGCTCAGGTGGGCTTTTTTGTTGCTGTGCTTTTGGGTAGATTGAACCTAAATCAGCCGGCGCGTTGTGAGTGAGTCTGAAGAACTGAAAGGAACCCAGAGACCCTTCGGTAAAAGGAACCCAGACGCCGTGATTGAAGCGCGGCAGAAAAGGCTGTACAAAGCCCAGCTCAGTGGCCTGCCTTGCCGTCAGCTGGTCTTAGAGCACGCTGAACGTGAAAGCATCGCAGAAACCACGGCCTGGCGTGACTGGCGAGCGGTGTGCGCAATGAACCAGCAAGATTTCGAGCTGGAACGTGAGACTATACTTGCACGTCTCATGTCCATGAGGTTCCGAGCCGTGAACCAAGCGCTGCGCAAGAACCAGTTGACATCAGCGGCTCAGCTGATGGACGCTATCGGCAGGGCAGCAGGAGAGGGTCAGCAGGCGCTAGAGATTAACGTTCCCAACCTGAACATCAAGATCGAAGATTGAGCACAAAAAAGGCCCCGCAGTTGCGGGGCTTTTGTTTTGCTGTTGATCAGTAGCGAGAGACTGTAGGAGTTACGTCTTTTACTGATTCGATGAAGTAAAGGCCAGGCTGATGGAGCTGGTTTGTGCGTGCTGTCGCCATGGCCTCGGCTTGCTCTGCTGATTCTGCCTGCACGTTGTAAGAGAACCCGATGATCGCACCGCTGGGGCGGTTGCTGCGATCGATGAGGCTGACAACAACTTTGAAGAGCATGGCCTTGGGTGAACCGTTTGCCCCTTTACCCTAGCACGGGATTGGCGGGATCGGGGCGGCCGAAGCGGGGGTGGTGGTCGGTTTCTTGTGTGGCACAGTGGCGGGTAGGGAACCTACTGATACAACTGGCTTCTTGTCTATCCTAGCACAGGGGGGAGGGGTTCATTCTGTGCTACGCTAAAACAAGCCCCCCAAAAATACAGCATCACAATGTTGGCTATTGTGCTACTCGCCCAAACAGCAGTGCCCTGGAGCGGCCAGGGCCTCTGCCCACCGGGCTACTACCGCTACGGCAACTACTGCACCCCCACCACCCGAAGCACCCCCACGCGCATCACCACAACCTGCACCCAACCCACCAAGTACACCACCACCTGCCTGGAGCGCCGCAACTAATGGGCTACCGCAGACGCAGTTGGGGCTGGCGCACCACCTGGCGCACCCGCACCCGAAAGACCGGCCCCAGCCTGGTGCGCGGCCACTACCGCCGCATGTCAAACGGAAAGATCGTCTGGGTAAGTCCGCACATGCGCCGAAACTCATCCCTTCCGGTGTACCGCCAACCCACCAGCGTCTCAACCCTGCGCATAGTTTCTCCAGACCCAGTTCGCCCCGTCCCCGAACCGATCACGTATCAGCCACCCCAACAGACTCGCCCCGCGCCACAACGCCTCGACCCCACCGACCACACCGCCTACATCATCTCTTCTGTGCTAGCCCTTGTATGCTTAGCCGGACTCCTCGCCCTCCTCACCTAAATGCCTGCTGGAACGGCAGAACTAACGCTACGAAAAGCGCAAGGCGCAGTATTCAACAGCCGCGAGCGCTTTAGGGTCCTTGTAGCAGGCCGCCGTTTCGGCAAATCGTATCTCTCCTGCATCGAACTCCTACGCGGTGCCATCGACAAACCGGGCGAAACCTTCTTCTATTGCGCCCCCACCTACCGCATGGCGAAAGACATCGCCTGGAAGGTCCTCAAACAACTGGTGCCCAAAGCGTGGATAAAAGCGAAAAACGAAACGGACCTCAAGCTCGAACTCGTAAATGGATCAACTATCGAGCTGAAAGGAACCGAAAACGCCATGGCGCTTCGCGGTCGCAGTTTGAGCGGCGTGGTGCTGGACGAAGCTGCCTTTATGGACCCCGGCGTCTGGTTCGAAGTGCTCCGCCCCGCGCTAGCCGACAAGCAGGGCTGGGCCTTATTCATTTCAACGCCGGATGGAACGGCGAGCTGGTTTTACGACCTGTGGTGCTACGCGGAAGAAGACCCAAGCGGATTATGGAAGCGCTGGTCTTATACCACGATTGAAGGCGGCAACGTCCCAGCCGAGGAAGTCGAAGCCGCCCGCTCCCAACTCGACCCCCGCACCTTTCGCCAAGAGTTCGAAGCCTCCTTCGAGAACCTTTCCGGCCTCGTCGCCGTCAACTTCTCCGAAGACAACATCGACAAAACCGTCAAGGACATCCCCGAACTCACCCTTTACCTCGGCTTGGACTTTAACATTGATAATATGAGCTGTGTTTGCGCAGTTCGAGTAGAAGATGAACTCCACATCTTCGACGAAATTGTTATGGTCAACTCGACAACATGGGAAATGGTCGAGGCCATCAACGAAAAATTCGGCCTGGAGCGTCGTAAGGACGTATCACCCGATCCGACTGGTGCAGCCAGGAAGACAGCTGGTGTTGGTTTAACGGACCACGCTATTCTTCGCAAGGGCGGCATAAAGGTAAGCAGTCCCCGCTCTCCCTGGAAAGTCCGGGACAAGGTGAACTGTGTCAACACGGCTGTATTAGACAGTAATGACGTCCGGCGTCTCAAGATTCACCCCCGTTGCAAGGAAACGATTAAATCCTTGCGCACCCTTACCTACGACGCCAACGGGATGCCCAACAAGAAGCTTGGGGTAGACCATTTGTTCGATGCTCTCGGCTACCTATGTCTGATGAAATTCAACTTAAACAAAAGCACCCAATCGGGCGGCACTAGCTATCGAGTTTGGTAATCAACTCGTGCTGCTGTAAGCTGCTACTAACAAAATCCAGGTCGATAGCCGTGTATCCAGGCCCTGCGTTTAGCAATACAGCGTATTCCGGGTATCTGTCTGGGTCAACGGCAACCGACGACCCGTTTTACCGGGACAACGACGTCGCAGCGATGTCGGACGGCTGGCGAATCATGGAAGCCGTAACGAACGGCAGCGACTGGATCCGTCTAAACGCCCCGATCTACCTGCCTCAAGAGCCCCGCGAGGACGAGGAAGCCTGGAAAGCGCGTATTCGGCGCAGCGTCCTCTCACCATTCACGATCCGGATCATCGAGAACGCCGCCGGCCTAGTCCTGCGCCGTCCAATCCGTGTGCTTGGGGACGAGTACTGGCAAGATTTTGCCCGTAACGTCGACGGTCTGGGCTCTTCGATAAACGAATACGCCCGTCGCGCCATGATTTCGACGCTGACCTACGGGCACAGCGCCATTTTGGTCGACTACCCCAACGCCCCTGGAGCGCTGACTT